TAAGAATGCCTTATTTTAGGCATAAAAAAAGAGCTGATGACGGGAATTGAACCCGATAAAGCTCTTTTTTATACAATCCAGTATTTGCAATGGATAACGCTACAATCCTTGTAAATACTGGATTTTTCTATAATTTCAAATTCTAATTGCAAAGATAAAATACGAAATCAGAACCCCGAAAATTAAATTAGATGACACGAAAGATGACACGAATCAGCTTAGATGTTTTCCGAAATATGCATTTGTCTGGGCCGCATATTTTTTTGAAAAATCAGAACGTGTTCCTCTGTAAACCTGATTTAGAGTTGTATTTGTTTTCCACCCCCCACGCTCCATTACATATGCTTCTGGCACACCCATTGCATGCATAATTGTAGCTGCATAATGGCGAAGATCATGAAAACGAAAATGTGGCAATCCAAGTTTCTTCAAAGCGCGTCCAAACTCGTTTGTGATCCTATCGGGATTCAGGTTACAAAGTTTCCCCTCTTTTGGAAGTTCCGAAATAACAAAATCGGGATATTCCACATATCTGTCAGACGTGCTATTTTTTGGTACCTGTTTAAGAACCCATTCTTTATTTGGCCCCTTAACTACAACATTGTGTATATGTACTATGTTACCATCGACATCAGAGATCGTCAAACCACAAATTTCTGATCTACGTAGGGTGCCAATAGAAGCGAGCAAAATTGCAATGTATAGGTCATAATTCTTTTCTTTTGTGTAATCAAGGATCTTTTTTATTTCCTGGTCTTTTGGAATGTAGTAGGTTAACACTTCTTTTTGAGGAAGCGTTATTTTAAAGTCTGCATTCGGAATTTCGGAACGAATAACAGCGCAAAGCAGGCTATAGCAGTTACGTGTAGTTTTAGGCGAATATTTCCCCGCAAACTTATTGATAAAGGCTTTGACAGTTTCCTGATCTATATCTGACACTCTTATGTCTTTAATCTCTTTAAAATAGCTTTCCATTTGCCGGTAACCGCGTAGCGTAGAAGGAGACAGAATATTAGATTTTAGTGCCAAATAATTTTCGTAAGCTTTGCCGAAAGAGATATCATTTTCCTTTGCTTGCTCTGCTTCGTATGTAAGAGCCAGCTTTTCAGCCTCGCGTTTTGTTGGAGCTGTAAAAGATTTGTAGTGTTTCTTTCCCTGCTCATCCTCACCCAGAAAGAGCCGTGCTCTCCAAGATCCGGATGGTAATTTTCTTGCATTCATATTGTACCTCCTTAAAATTGTGTATAAAAATAACAGCCAGCGTGGAACGGGTGTTCCGCTTGCGTAGCTGCTCCGAGAATGATACAATATGCTTGCTTAGGGCTTTCGTATCATTCGGGAGCTTGCCGCCTTGCTTTGGTAGAGCAGGGCGGTTTTATTATTTCAAATATTTCTTTGTGGCTTTATCGAAATCAGAAACATAATTATCATCTTGAATAACTCTGTATTTCTCATATTCCTTTATTGCTAAGGAATTTGCTACTTCGCGAGAGATGATTCCGAGGTTTTCCATCAGATCATATTCATTAAACTGTAAAAACGAATCTAATTTTGTTATCCAATCATTCATGGACATCAGCTTATTTCGTTTTGCTTGGTTTTCTGCATAATCCAGATACATATTGACGATATCATTTAATCCGGAAATCTCTTCTTTTGAGAGATAATTTTTGGATACGGTAACATCTGACTTCAAAATTTTACCATCTGGAGCATTTTTCCATGTCTGCATCCCCATATGATCCTTGGTACTGTCCGCACGATCATGAATAATCTCAGGTGCGGTGTGTCCTGTAATTGCAAAGAGCAACTTGTTTTGGACCGTTTTGAAAAAGGTCCGTGTTGTTTCACTTTTAGGATCATAATCGTAGCTGCATTGCGCGTAGATGTCCGTGATCTTCTGATAGAACCGTCGTTCGCTGGCGCGAATTTCTTTGATTCTTTCCAGTAATTCGTCAAAATAGTCTTTTCCGAATTTGGGACCATTCTTCAACATATCATCATTAAGCACAAAGCCTTTGATTATATATTCTTTTAGGGTAGTAGTTGCCCATTGACGAAATTTAGTGGCTTTCATAGAACTTATCCGATATCCAACTGCAATAATAGCATCAAGATTGTAAAAATCGAGATTACGTTTTACTTCACGATTACCTTCAATTTGAACTTGTTCCATTTTGGAACAAGTTGCTTCTTTAGAAAGCTCGCCCTCTTCGTAAATATTTCTTAGATGTTTTGTTATTGCTTGAGAGTTAACTCCAAACAATTCCCCCATAGCTTTTTGTGTAAGCCAAAATGATTCATTATAGTATATCACAGAGACGTTTACATTGCCGTCATCTGTTTGGTAGAGTACAACTTCCTTTGCTGGCGAATCCGGAGAAATCACTTGCGATTCATCAGAGTTTGTGGGTGCAACAGGCTGTTCTTTGGTATGGCTTGTATTACGTAAAAGCATAGCTTGTAATTGATCTTTGAAATCGTCCATATTTTTCCTTTCCATACAGTTTCATTATCTTTTTGGTAATATCGGTTTACACCATTTTGCCAACGTTGGCAAAATGGCCATTTGACAAAAGTATACATATCACATATAATACACTTAACAGGAAAGCCGATAGATAGGTGTCAGCTATCTACTCCGGCGAAAAATCAATGGAAAATAGCCGTCAACTTTTCTCAGGAGCTGGACGGTTATTTTTTATGTCTGAAATTACAAACTAGTGTAACAATAGCACATATCATTATCACAAACGTGAACAGATCAGAATATGTAACCATCGGCATCATCCCCCTTCACAGGCTCGGAGTAGATGCAACCGTTCCTCGGCTTCCCGGGTAAGTGTATTATATTGTCAAGGTACTTGCTCTGGTGTCGGTAGCACCAGAGCGGTTTTTAATTGAAAAAATAATTATTTATATTGCTCCATTTCATCTTTATGTTCTAAATCAGCATTGCACATAACAGCGTACCTTTCCAAATCGTATCTAGAAAGGGGAGGTTTGGGCTTTGTGGTTATACTTCTACTTGAATTATTGGAACGCTTTGGTTCTTTATGTTTGGTTTCGCTACGATCATGATTGGAAACCTGTTCAGAAACTTGTTCAGAAACTTGTTCAGTAAGCTGCTCAGTAATTATTTTTTCCTCACATTTCTCCTGATTAAGAGTGGTATATGGATCGACCTCGGAAATATATGAAAGATCTTTTTCAACTGTATTTTCAAAAGTTAAAGTTGGCTCAATTTCAGTTGAAGGTTGTTTTTCTTCGAGGTCCCACTTCGAATTAAATGTTTCCTGTTCGGGAACCTTGTATTTCATTTTCAAATATGTTCTACGTCCTAAATAGTAAACAAGAATCATGAAGAATATAATTGAAAGAAATATAATTACTTCTTTGGGATACACCAAAAACAGTATAAAAATAATAAACGCAAGTATTGACTTTACAGGGAAAAGCTTTCCTTGTGGCTCAACCATAGGCATAAGTTTTATCCCGAGTTTTGAAGCTTCGGCTTTCGCCTGTTTTGTAAAGGTTGAATTTGTGATAACAATTCCATGATTGCAATCATATAAAGCAATTCCAGTATAAACTTCTTGAATTGCTTTATTGCCTACTGGAGAGGAATAATATTTACATTGAACTGCGTATTTTTTACCTCTTTTATATGCTATAACATCAACACCATGATCGCCGCTTGCCTTTGTTACTTTGGCATTTCGATATCCATGCCTGTTTAAGTAATTGGCACAATATTGTTCATATTCAATCCCATTAGTAACAGTTTCCTTATGAGAAAACGGAATTTTAAACAATTGTACAATTTGCTTAAAACATATTTGGCATATACGAAAAGGCAATTGTATCATATATATACTAAGTGATATGAAAAATAAAAAAATGTAGTAGGCTAAATAAAATGGTGCAATAAAGGGAAAAACTACAATATACCATAATATTCCATGCTTTTTCTTCATGTGGTACACCTTCTTTCACAAAATCGAGAAGATATTATTTTCTCATTTCGTAAATATCCAATATTCCTAATGGTTCAAAGTATATTACATAATTGTCTTGTCTGACATAAAGACCATATTTTTCCTTATAGTAGCTTAAACAATCCATAAGGAATTCTTCTGTGACGTTTAGATGTTCGGCAATCTCAAATTGGTTTTGACACCCATGCTTGTATGAATCAACCAGATCATTAAGAGAGAGTAGTTTGTGGTACGCCCAGATTCGGGCACGTCGTTCCTGCTTTCGGTTTGCCGTATCTGTCTGATCCATAATATCTCCAACTGTTGTGTAGTGGTGTCCCAATTCTTCTGCAAGCACACAAGCTTTTTCGGTTTCTATGTACATATCACGGTTAAGTGCAATAGTACCGTCGCAATATAATCCTTTGATTCGCTTACTGGTAAAAGAATAATCAATGATATCTACATTTGTATCAGAAGCGGTTTGACATAATTCTTCGAATTTATTCATTATAATCACCTCCACCGCATCTTAAATTATCTACTGTCCTATAAAAAGGACTACTTTCTTTTTGACTTAACAAATTCTGCAAAGGCTTTGATTTCATCAAGTTCCTCTGGGGTGTACTCATCGCCATCGAAGTGTGCGGCGATGGTGTTTGGATTTATTATTTTGGTTGTTTTGTTTGTTCGCCCTAACAAATAATCAATATCTACATTGAAGAAATCGGCAATTGCTTCTAACACTTCAAAATTCGGTTGCCGTTCACCCCGCTCATACATATTTATAGAACTTTTTGATATTCCAAGAGCATCAGCGAGTTCTTGCTGGGACATATTTTTCTCATTTCTCAATAATTTTAATATCTTATCAAATTGAGCCATGCTTAATACCTCCGTATATCTTTAAGCATATTATACACGCATCGTGTATTAAAGTAAACAAAAAAATGCACAAATTGTGCTTGACATGTGTGCACAGTACGTGTATATTAAAACTAAGCACGAAACGTGCACGAAAAATATAGGAGGTGGGAGATTGAATAAACAAGCGATTGCAGAACGTCTCCTCAAATTAAGAGGAGATAAAAGCAGAGATACGGTTGCGAAAGCTTGTGGAATAAGTACTTCTGCTTTGGCAATGTATGAGCAGGGAGAGCGTATACCTCGTGATGATATTAAAATGAGGCTCGCAAAGTATTACAAAAGATCAGTCAACTTTATTTTTTTTGACCAATAAGAGCACAAAACGTGCACGACGGAAAGGAGAGTGAATATGTCGCTAGAAAGTAATGTAGCTGATGCGATTAAGCGCAAAGGCATTGGTTTAGCCGAATTATCAAGAAAAACAGGAATTTCATATATGAAGCTTTATGATAGTTTTTCGAATGCCAATCGCGCAAGACCGTTGAGAGCTGGTGAGTTCCTTGCAATTTGCAAGTATCTCGAAATTTCGCCGGCGGATTTCGTAGAGACAGAAAAATATTCCCAAGCGCTGTGAACACTTAGGACTATCAAGCATAGAAGTCAGATCAATGTAATACGTGAGCGGACATATTGACGGTCAACATCTATGCATCCTTCTTTTTCAAGTTCAGCAATTACGTTACTGACAACCGGAAAGGAAAGACCAAGAGGAATCATGATATCGAGATCGTGAAATTCGGTCACTCCTGTATCGGCTTTAGCTTGAAGAAGTTTTAAAGCTTTCTCAGAAAGAGAAGTCATATGTATCACCTCCCATCCAAGGCAAGATTTTCCGTGGAAAGCCTTAAGGGAGAGTACCCTTTAACAACTTATCATAATGAAAAGCAAATTTTGTACCAATTTTAGGAAAACCATTTAGATAACAGTAGAAAGGAGCGTGAGAACATCAAATCATACGAAGAGATGACGCACTGGGAATTATGGGATGCGATGCAGGATGCTGACCCATTGAGAGATGGCAAGAAGATGAGGAAACTTCATAAATGCTTAAAAAAATATAATGATGGCGTGCCATTCATATACCGATACCCATATCTCTCAATAGTCCTTAGTTTTGTGGCACTCATAGTGCAGATAGTGACAGTAATAGTGAGATTGTGCTTATAACAAGAGCGCAAATTATAAAGCATATCACAAAAGGAGAGAAAGTAACAGAAGGGAGATGAGTAATGACGGAGTATTTAAATGAGCCGGTATTTGCAGAAACGAATACAGAAAAAGTAGATGCTGTATTGTATCAGGCAATGTTTGACGAAGTAATTCGGCTTCGGAAAACTGCAAGCCGCAGAGAACGTAGTGAGATTAGAAGTTTTATCACGGAAGCATATCAATTATATGCTGAAAGAAATCATGAAAATGGGAATCCAGATATTTTTCAAGAAAGTATGTTCCGGCAAAACCAATAATCCAATAGAACAGATTTAATATTGACTGTCCAATTCTAGGAATTGTAATCCTGAAATCTTCAAGTATGTATTTAGGTAGAAAAAGCCAGTAAAAAGGATTGATAGTTTGTAACATGCGGAATTTATAAACACCAATTGTTCTTTCGAAAATTGTGTAAATTTCATCATAGGTGTCGGAACGGGTTAATGAGTTTGAAATATAATCTCTGCTGCCTACATTGATACCATAAGAATCAATAGTAGAAATAATGATTTGTTGTGTTCCGGCAGAATTAAATAATGATGTTACAAACGGACAATATTGAGCTAAATTTTTAGGGCGTTTACGAAAAATGGCAAACATTATATAGGTTGAAATAAGCCTAGAAAGATTTAAAACAAATTTTATGATTACAACTACTAAAAAAATGGTTAACAGATACATTGATAAATCCTCCTTTTATTAAGCATATCACAAAAGGAGAAAAAGTAACAGAAAGGAGCGTGGGAGAATGCCAAAAACAAATCTTGCACAGAGCCTTACCAAGCGCCGCATGGATTATCTTTGCGGGATGCTTGCAGGTGGACAGGCGCAGAAGCATAAGAAAACATCCGATCTGGCTCCGAAGTTTGGAGTAACAGAAAAGACAATTCAGAACTGGTTCAATAAACCGGAGACCATGAGTGTCAGAAATTTTTATCTTATGGCGGACGAATTGGGATTGCAGATTACGGTTGCATTTAAGGATATACCGGAATAGGAGAGAAACATGAAAAGAAAAATTATTAACACATGCGGAGCAGCACTTCTGATGTATGGCATGGCTGCAACAGCATCCGAGACAGTGACTGGTGTGGTTCTGACTGTGGCAATGATTGTTGTGGGTCTCATGATGTTGTGGGCATCATACGCATCAGAACGGCTTGAAAAAGAGCGCAAAGATGCAGAACAGCGAATCAAGAACCTTCGCAAAGCAAGTTGAAAGGAGAAAGAGTGAACATCTGCGGCGCAATACCATATCCGGAAGACCAGTACAGAAAGCATTACCAGAATCCAACGTACCCGCGTAAGGGAAAAGAGAGCGAAGGGGATTTCCAAGAGATGCTTGATGCTGAAATGAAAAAGATGGAACCAACCCACCGTCCAAGAGAGTGATTCCATCAAAGAAATAAATTCAATAAAATATTTCATTTTTAGTGTAATGGATATTATAAGCGTTTGCAAGGTGAAAATTCAAAATGAATGGATAATTATGATTTGTTTGAACAGCATGAGGCAGAAATGGAGAGCAAATTGGAAGAACGGCCATTATGCGAGTGCTGCGAAGAACCAATACAAGATGATTTTTATTACGATATCGGCGGCAAGATTTACTGTGAAGATTGTATGGTGTCTTGCTTCCGGAAGGTGATTGAGTAATGGGATATTACAGAACGTGTTCGCATTGTGGTGCGAATCTTGATCCTGGGGAACCATGTGATTGCCAGGAAAAAAGCAAATTAAAGGAAAGCAGATTCATGGCACTGTTTGCGTGCGATGCATCTGGCCAGATAACAATGAAAGTAGAGGATTTTAAATATGCAGAAACTTAACTTATCAGTACAGTTACAGAACGGAACTATTGATGCCAATTTTGACAGTATTAAGGCGGCTTTGGCAGCAGAGCTTGATACATATAAGAAAATGGTTTTTACCGAAGATTCCAAGAAAGATGCTAAGGATACGGTTGCATACCTTAGAAAATTTAATAAAGCTTTGGATGACAAGCGCAAGGAAGTAAAGAAAGCATATATGGCACCATGTGACGCTTTCGAAGTGAAAGTTAATGAATTGAAGAAGCAGGTGGATGAGCCTATCAAATTTATCAATGAACAGATAGAAGAGTTTGAGCGTAAACGCGTTGAGGAAAAGAGAGCACTGATCAAGGACATTTATACAGGCATTGCTGCCGAACATGCAGAAGCTGCCGAGTATTTGCCATTACAGAAGATTTACGATAAACGTTGGGAAAATGCTACCACTACCAAGAAAGCTATAACAGAAGCGATTACTGAGCGCATGACCCACGTGGAGACAGATCTTACAACTATCCGTAGCATGGAATCCGAGTATGAGGATAAGGGTATTGAGCGATATAAAGCTACGTTAGAGCTGTCTGTTGCTATTGCAACAATGAATCAGTTCCAGAAACAGAAAGAAGAGATCCTGCGCAGAGAGAAAGAGCGCGAGGAAAGAATCGAAGCAGAGGAAGAAAAAGAAGAACCTTCCGGAAGTGCTGTTCCGGTTATTCCTGCGGTTCCAACCAAAGAGCCAAAAGAAGAATCTGCAGCATCCGTACCGGCTGGAAATACAGTACGGTATGAAGTTATTGCTGATTTATTCCAGATTGCACAGCTTGAATCTGCCATGCGTGAGTACGGCATTAAATTCCGGAGGGTATAAGAATGGCAGAGACAGCAAAGAAAATGAATATTTACGAAGCCATTTCCCGATGCATGGAAGAGATCGGGGCCGTCGGCAAGGATGCAGTTAACAAACAGCAGGGTTTTAAATACCGTGGCATTGATGCGGTGATGAATGCAATTAACCCTGCATTGACCAAAAACCATGTGTTTATTGTGCCGGAAGTGCTGGACCAGTCGAGGGAAGAACGCACAACGAAAAGCGGTGGGGCATTGATTTATTCAGTGTGTCGGATCAAGTACACCTTTTATGCCGAGGACGGTTCCTGCATCGAAGCGGTAACCGTCGGTGAGGGAATGGATTCCGGAGACAAGGCAACCAATAAGGCTATGGCTATTGCATTTAAGTATGCGTGCTTCCAAGTGTTTTGTATTCCGACAGAAGAAATGAAGGACCCGGATGAAGAAACACCGGACACGGAGAAGCCACAGTTTAATCCGGCAACACCGGAACAGTTGAGAAAACTTAATGAATTTATTATGGCATACGCCGGAATGTGTAAAAACACCAAGGAATCAGATGTTACTGATATGTTAAAGAAAACATACCACTATAACGGTACAGGTGATATTTCTACCGAGCTGGCAGACAAGCTCATCGAGCAGGTAGAGTTTTGGTACAAGAAAAAGAAAGAAGCTGATGCCTAATGGAAACTACTGGAAAGCTTACCGGAGCCAGCCGGACATTTGACGGAAATAGCATCATCCTCACTTTCGAGGTTGATGCTTCGGCATCCGGACAGATTGAAAGCGTGAAAAAATATGATCTGCTTCGGATAAAGGCGGTTAAGTACCGCCAGAAGCGGAGCCTTGATGCTAATGCTTATGCATGGGTGCTTATGACCAAGATTGCCAACCATCCGGATATCTCTTCCAGTAAAGAAGATGTATACGAGGATATGCTCCAGAAGTACGGCACGTTTTACGAGGATGAAAGCGGATATATCACTATTACAGTTAAAAAGACAGTAGACATGGCAAAGGTGTCTGGCCATTGGAAACATATTAAAGATAACGGCAATTTTGCATCCTATCTGATGATTAAGGGATCGAGCGAATACAACACCGCAGAAATGAGCCGCTTTATTGACCGCATCGTTGAAGAGGCGCAGGAGCTTGGAATTGAGACAGCTACACCGGATGAATTGGAACGCATGAAGCAGGAATGGGGTGCAGCATGAAAAGGCTCTGGAGCGTATTTACGGATGATATGGACCACTGCTATTTTACTGGAACAGCTCCGGTGGAGAGGCACCATATCTGGTGCGGTTCCAACCGGAAGAATAGCGAGAAGTATGGTTTTGTGATCCCGCTCCGGCCGGATCTACATCCGAATGGAGCGCAGGCAGGAAAGAATGCTGCGGAAATAGATCTGAAGCTTAAGCAGATGGCACAAAAATATTTCGAAGAACATTATGGGACCAGAGAGGACTTTCGGAAAATCTTCGGAAAGTCGGTATTGTGAGGTGATCGAGTGATACAGATTGAAAATATCCCCTACGGGCATGAGAACGCGGTACAGCGTCCGGCGAACCCCATAGAGGACAGAGTGTTGAGAGCGCACATTGAAAAGGCAAATCGGAATAACGACTGCATTATCAATGTGGGGAATGGCTATTATAGACCAGTTCCGGGCAATCTCACAGACGAAGCAGAGCTTAAAGAATATCTTGCAAAAGAGTTATCCAGAGCAAGAAAAATACAGGCAAAACGGCTGGCAATGCGCCAGACATTCGAAAGGTGGCGAGAAGTTGGAATACTTACTGATAATACCCGGGAGACTGGATAATCTGAACGATTACATATCGGCTGAACGTGCGAATCGTTACAAAGGCGCACAGATGAAATCCAGGAGCGAAGCGGTTGTGATCAATGCCATCCGGCAATGCCTGAAGCGTGTGAAAATCGATAAGCCGGTGTACATGGAGTATCGGTGGTATGAGAAGAACAAAAAGCGCGATTTAGACAATATATCGTCCTATGGGCGCAAGGTAATACAAGATTCTCTTGTATATGCTCATGTGCTGAAAAATGACGGTTGGAAAGAGATAACCGGATTCTCTGATGAGTTTTATGTAGATGCTGCCAATCCCCGAATAGAGGTATTGATCCGGGAGGTGGAGTAGTTGGATGGAAGTTACATTAAATTGAGCCGCGGACTTCTGGATTGGGAATGGTATTCGGATATTAATACAACACGGGCATTCATCCACATGTTGTTAAAAGCTAATTGGAAGGATGGAAATTTTAAAGGAATGGTTGTTCCTCGAGGCTCTTTTGTTTCTTCCATTGGAAAGCTTGCAAGTGAAACAGGACTTACAGAAAGGGAAATTCGCACTGCAATTTCACATTTGAAAATGACAGGCGAAGTGACAAGCAAAACGACAAACAAATTCACAGTATTTTCAGTGGTTAAGTACGATTTGTACCAAGCAAACGACAAGCAAAGCGTCAGTCAAGAGCCAAGCAAGCGACATTCTAACGACATTCAAACGACAACAATAGAAGAAAAGAAAGAAGGGAAGAAAGGAAATAAAGAAAAAAATACCAAAAAAGATTTCTTCCCAGAGGATGAAAAGCTGAATCAGGCATTTGCTGATTTTGTCGATATACGAAAGCAGATCAAAGCTCCGATGACTGATCGTGCTGTTGGAATGGCTATCAAGAAACTGACGGAGTTGTCCGGTGGTAATTCAGATACGGCAGTTAAGATTCTGGAGCAGTCAATCATGAACAGTTGGAAAGGCTTATTCCCCCTTAAGGACAATAAGGCATCCACACAGAATAAATTCAATAACTTTACTCCGAGAGAGCAGGACTTTGAAGCCTTGGAGCGAAAGTTGCTTGGCGGTTGAAACACCAGCCGGAAGGCGAAAGAAACAGCAAGTCGAAAATCGAGATAGTTATCACAAGCCATGATTTTTTACCTTGCAAAGCAGGGGCAGAAATGCCCCGTCTACCCAAAGGGGCGATAAATTGAGACACAGAACGAATACGCAGAAGCGTCTTGAGAAAATAAATGCAGAGATATCGGAATCGATTCGAGCGTATGACGGTTCCAAGACAGAAAACAGAGATCCGAAAGCCTATAGCAGATTTAAGGCAAACAGCACCTATTATGGCAGTGGTCGGACTTGCAGCTATGGAGAGAAAACGAAAATATGTGATCCAAGTTGCAGATTCTGGTACACATGCGTTAAGGGACATCAGATCAGAGAGGAGAAGTAATGCACGGAGTAAAGAGTTGTCCGGAGGCTCGCTTGAAGGCAATTGGAGATAGAGTGTTTTGCGAAACATTCAAGTCCTTGCAGTTGTTGAGTTTTACAGTACTTTACTACGACTTCGGTATGGAAACAGATACGCTTACAGATTTTAACAACCGGATGCATGAGAAGAACGCGGAATTGCTTGACAGTGCGGATCGCTATGATGCTGCTGTTGAGAAAATTGACAAGCGATGGAACTGCATCTTAAGCCGGAAGATTATGGAGTTTCCATACCGACCAAGAGTAAAGATGATGGGCGGACTGCCAAAGGGAAAAGTTGGATTGCAGTCGTTCAATATGGCGAATATGCAATCATATAGCGCGATTGAATCATTCCTGGTACTGACCTTTTCAGTGCTTATGGAAAAGAATAAGCGCTTTGGAAAAACACAAATGGACTTGTTTTGGGCGAATCTTAAGGCAAATTCAGAGAATTACGCTAAGGGAATGACGGATCAGTTCATTGTTGAGTATTTTCAAGATCAGTTGAATTTGCAGTTGAATGGATAGGAGGAACAGCATGGGAGACGTAGTTAAGCACATATCGAAAGATGATTTGTGTCCGTTTTGTAAAAAGACAAAGGCAACATTTATTTTATCGATACCGATGCTTATGTTTTACAGAATAAGAAAAGCGGATTCAGTGTGAATATAAATGATTTGGTCAAATAGAAAGCGATGTAGAACATGACATTAGATGAACAGATTTCCTTTTGCAAGGAAAAGTCCAAGAACATCAAGCTTAAGGCGGAGCCACAGACGTTTGTAGATAATAAGAACAGCCTTGAAAAACTGAAAAATCCTTGGATTCCGGCAAGTGAAAGATTGCCGGAAGAACCGGAAGAAAACCCAGTGTTTTATGGAAAATATTTGGAAGTATATTTGGTAACAACAAAATACGGAAGTAGTGAGCAGGATAATGTATATCCGTTTAGAGCGTTTTGGAACGGAATTAATTTCACGGATGGGATGAATATTCTGGACGTTATCGCTTGGATGCCATTACCTGAGCCGTACAGAGAAAGTGAGGAATAGCATGGAGAGATTAACGGAGAGAAATCCATTGTGGATTGATGATGAAATGTGGGAAAGGGCATGTGAACCGGATTGTGAAGAAATAGATGCCGTATATCGGAAACTCAAAGAATATGAGGATGCCGAGGAGCAGGGATTACTTCTGCGGTTGCCGTGTGGAATTGGCTCAGATGTATATATAATTCCTAGCAAAATCAATTATGAATTAAATATTTTAAGTCTGCACCCGGAGAACAACAAAGTTTATCATCAGAAAGTAGCCTTGATTATTTTTACAGAAAAAGGATGGTACATGGAGTGTGATAAGGATCGAGAATATGCAACAGACCGAATCCTGTCAGAAAAAATGTACAAGGAAACATGGTTTTTATCACAAGAGGAAGCCGAAGCCAAGCTGAAAGAAATGGAGAAAAAGGATGCTTAATGAAATTTTCAATGTGATGAAATGCTTTCCGAAGAGTTATATTACTCAATTTGGAGAACTTGTTTTATCAGACAAAGGGAATGTATATTTTATAGCAAAAGACTGTAATACACAGAAAGATATTATCTGTAAACTTTTAGAGTGGTGTTCCAGACCACTTGCAAAGGGAGAACCTTACCGCCAAGAGAAGAGAAATAAAGAATGGAGGGAATCACTTCTTTCTGGATACAATGAATATCTCGGAACACAATTCACGCAAGAGGATATGTACTGGATTTACGATAAGCTCGGAAACGCAGTCAATCACGAATTGACGTTGAAATTTATTGCAAGCGGATATGATTTGAAACTTGTATATCCGAAGAGAGGTGGGGTAGATGGCAATTAAACCGATTTTATTCAATACAGAAATGGTTCGGGCGATTCTGGACGGACGGAAGACCTGTACTCGGAGGTTAGTAAAGCCGCAACCAGACGAAAAGCATACATTTCCGCTCGGTTTTGTTACCGACAGTACAGAGAAGAAAGAGGTAGGATGCTTTGGATTTTCCGCTAATGAATATGGTGGCTCTATTCAATACGTTAAGCCGCCGTATAGGTATGCACCGGGAGATATCCTGTATGTCCGAGAAACGTGGCATAAATACACCAAACGCATAGGAAAAGGCGAATCATGCCGCTTGGCAGAATTTTACGGATACAAAGCAAGCGTTGCAAATTCCGAAGATGCGGAAGAACCTTGGCATCCGTCCATTCATATGCCGAAAGAAGCAGCACGTATTTTCCTTAAGGTTACGGATGTGAGAGTGGAGCGGTTGCATGAGATCAGCGCAGAAAGTGCGTTAGCAGAAGGAGCAGATAAGTATATCCACACGAATGGAGGACTTGATGAAAACATGACAATTACATCGTTTATAGGGATTTGGAACAACACCATCAAGAAATCAGACCTTGACCGATACGGATGGGATGCAAATCCGTGGGTCTGGGTTATCGAATTTGAACGGTGCGAAAAGCCGGAAGGAGTGTGAGATATGACTAAAGCAGTATTGATTATGGATATGCCGGAATCGTGCTTTGATTGCAATTTTATGTATTGCGATGAGGAAAGCGACACGGAGACTTGTCAAGCAATGGAAACGGTAAGGGATATCGACCTAATTGAAGATAGACCAGATTGGTGTCCGCTCCGGGAATTGCCGGGAAAAATTGGATATACGAGTGAAGGGTTCGGCGCAAATATGTTCAAAGCGGGCTTTAACGCTTGCTTGGCTGAAATTTTAGCAGAAAGAAAGGAATAACGAATCCTCGGTAAACCGAGGTTGCAATTTAAGGGTGTTCAGAAATTGCACAAAAGGAATAATAGTTGCGTTGACGATTCGATAAGGCGGAATTTGAAGTAGCGCACATATAGCGTATTCGACATATGTGAGTTTCAGACCGTCAGCATGGGAAGCCAGTGTTCCTTATCCACGATTACAAAGTGATTTGTAGCGTGGTGTTATGAAGAAATTAAAAGTATGTTGGGTAAGTGCAGGTATCAGCAGTTTTATGGCAGGCTGGCTTGCCGGAGATGTAGACGAATGGATTTACATTGACATTGCAGACCAACACGAGGACAGTATCAGATTTATTAAGGATTGCGAGAAAGCAATTGGAAAAGAGATTCAGATACTGAAATCTAAGGAATACAGAAGCGTTGAGGACTGCATAAGAACGGCAGGGGTTATAAGAATGCCTGGTGGCTTTGCACCTTGCACGAATTGGCTCAAAAAGAGAGTGAGAAAAGAGTGGGAGGAGCAGCATAAGGATTACGAATTAACGTATGTCTGGGGATTTGATTTAAAAGAAAAGAACCGGGCAGAGAGGACGATTGAAGCAAATCCGCAAGCTGCACATGAATTTCCACTAATTAACAGAAACCTTTCAAAACAAGAGGTACATGGATTGTTTGAACGGATTTTTTTATTTGCCCGACCTTTGACGTATGACCTTGGATATCCGAACAATAACTGCATCGGATGCGTCAAGGGCGGTATGGGATATTGGAATCGGATTCGAAAAGATTTCCCGGAAGTATTCGAAAGTCGGGCGAAGTTAGAAAGAGAAGTTGGTTATTCAATCCTTAAGGACGGAAAAGGGAATCCGGTATATCTGGACGAACTTGACCCGGACAGAGGTAACATGAACACAGAGATTTTCCCGGATTGTGGGATAATGTGCTATTTGGCACAACAGTAGGGGGTGATGGATATCAAGCAAATTGCCGGACAGATTAATTTGTTTGAAGAAAAACCTGTGAACGAGAAAAATGAATGCTTCGGAGAACCTTGTGTGCATTGTGATGTTGAATGGTGTTCAATTGCATGCTTTAAACGAAGAGGTTATCAATGGGATTTATTACACAGATTTATAAAGGGAAGTGATAACAAGCCCATTAGAAGAAGTATAGAAACCAGAATTTGCAAAGAAACAAGATTTGATTGAAAGAAAGGAGCCGAACCTCCGGCCGGGGTAACGATATATCGGGTTCCTTTGAAAAAATGAAGAATAATGAATTAAAAGAATATGTAAACAGCTTTCCGGATGATGCACCGGTGAGTATTATCTGCGCGAATCCAAGAAAAAGAAAACTGTACAAGTTGGAAAATGTAATGTGGGTGACAGACCAAGGGCAGCCTTTGATCCTTATTGACATTGGAAAAGAATCGGATATGGATGCAGAAATGATATCCGCTTGCGAAGAGGATGAAAAGTCTGCGGATGATCTGGAAGGACAGATGCAAATCGAGGATTTTCCGGAGGTGATGCCATGATTAACGGAGAATTGATAGTTGACAATTTTGCCGGCGGGGGTGGAGCTTCAACCGGGATTGAACTGGCAACTGGATACAGCGTTGATATTGCAATCAATCACGATCCAGAGGCTATCAAGATGCACAAGGCGAATCATCCGAACACCGAGCATTACTGTGAAAACGTGTGGACGGTTGATCCGGTTAAGGCATGCAATGGGCATCCGGTCGGACTTGCCTGGTTCTCGCCGGACTGTAAGCATTTCAGTAAGGCAAAAGGCGGAAAGCCAAAGGATAAAAACATCAGAGGTCTTGCATGGGTAGCCTTACGCTGGGCAGGACTTGTCAGACCGAGGGTTATCATGTTGGAGAACGTGGAAGAGTTCAAGACATGGGGACCATTAAACAGACGGCATCATCCGATTAAAAGCAAACAGGGTAAGACATTTGAGCGGTTCGTACAGCAACTTCGGGATCTTGGCTATAAAGTGGAGTTCCGTGAGCTGATTGCCGCCGATTATGGTGCGCCGACCATGCGTAAACGATTCTTTATGATCGCCCGGTGCGACGGCAAGCCGATTGTATGGCCGGATCCAACGCACGGACCGGCAGACAGTGAAGAGGTAAAAGCTGGATTGAAAAAACCTTATGTTGGAGCATATACGCAATTGGATTTTTCTCTTCCTTGTCCGAGCATATTTGATACGGCAGAGGAAATCAAAAAGAAATATGGAATCCGTGCGGTGCGACCACTTGCACCCAAAACGATGGATCGGATCGCAAGAGGACTGAAAAAATTCGTTTTGGATAATCCGGAGCCATTTATTATCCAGTGCAACCACGGCGGTGAGCGCAGACCGAACGACATCCGAGAGCCGATGCCTACAATCACCGGAAAGCATGGTTACGGGATTGTGGAGCCATACATGGTACAGATCGGGCAGACCGGGTTCACAAAGGATCGGAGTAAGGATGTGAGGGAGCCGCTCACAACGATTGTAAGCAAAAATGAACATTGTCTTATTAGTCCAACATTGATCCAGTACCATTCCGAGACAGCACAGGGAGAAGTCCGGGGGCAGACCATAAAAGATCCGATTATGACTGTGGATGGCTCGAACAGGTACGGATTGGTTACATCGTTTTTAAGTAAATTTTATAAGAGCGGCACCGGGCAGGATATGAGAGAACCATTACATACCATTACTACATCACCGGGGCATTTCGGGGAAGTCAGAGCGTTTTTGATTAAATACTACGGCGATGCCACAGGACAGGATATAGAGCAACCACTTGATACGGTTACGACCAAAGACAGATTCGGACTTGTGACAATCGAGGGTGTGGATTACCAGATCGTAGATATCGGGCTGAGAATGTTAGAGCCAAAAGAATTGTATGGATGCCAAGGATTTCCAGATGATTACATAATCGATCATGACTATACTGGCAAAACTTACCCACGCAGCGAGCAGGTGCGCAGATGCGGCAATGCAGTATGCCCGCCAATCCCTGCAGCATTGGTCAAAGCGAACTTGCCGGAGTTGTGTGTAGCAGAGCGCACGCCAAACATGATGATTAAGGCAGAACAGACCGGACAGTTACGGTTTGCGTAGATTTAAGGAGGGCGGTAACATGAACGCATATGAAATTGCAGAAGTAATTGCAGAATACCTTGTAGATAACAAGGATCTTATAATCGCGATGATTAAAGATAATGACAAGGAAACCTTGCAGGACGAAATATATGCTGAATTGACAGAGGAATAAGCTTTAATGGAGGAATCAAACATGAAAATTGATGTAAAGAAAAATGGAGAAACCATATTGCATAGAGAAGATGCCGAGAGCATTACAGACAAAGGCGGTGCATATGAAATAGCTTGTGCTGATGGAACGGGACAGGTTGTATTCAAAGGCGAGAATGTGGCTATTGAATTAAAAGATTAGGATTTGGAGGGGCAAAACAATGAAAGTGAGCTGGAGAAAGGACACATTTACAATTTTACCGACTGTAATGATAGTACCTAAAAAGTACACAATGAAGAAAAGAACTTATATATGTTTTGCTTGGCTGTACTGGTGGTGTGACTTAATAGGTTAAGCAGAGTAGACAATAAAAATGTCGAAAAATGTGGACATTGACAATTGAATAGTGACGATTGATGTAGTATAATTTAAAAAAAACTACGAGGTGATAAACATGGAATATGATTGTACAAAACCATTAGGGGAACATTTGGAAGAATATATGGATTCAGATCTGGCAAAAATCTGTTTCGAACTAGCACTTCATGGAATTGTATATGAAAGTCAATTCAGAACATTGGGATCTATGGTTTGCAAACAAAATGCAACAGCATTATCAAATTTGTTTACAGAAAAGACAAGGCGCCGAATATGGTATGCGTATGATAAAGGAACTTGTAATTTTGTGTTTTATGATATGGATACATATAAAGCAGATGAAGCAATCAGATTATCTGAAGATTATCAAACAAAAAGAGCGAATTAGATATATAGGTATATTACCAACCGTCAAATACGATGGTTGGTATTTTTTTATCAAAAATTGAAAGGGGGAATGCCTGTGGACGAAAAGGAAGTATTCGAGATCTGCAACCAAGTAGACAGCTTCATTGCCGCGGAGCTGACAGAATCCATCGTGATCGGGACAAGCTACGACATGCTGGAAGCACACCACGGTATTCTCCCGATTAGCAGGAATTGCTTTTACAGGAAGCGCAGGATTGCGCAAAGGATCATGAAGCAGAGGTTGGGGCGTATCGTGGAAGAGCCGAACGGTCAGTTGAGGATGGTGTGGTAAAGTGTTTATCAAACAAGAACAAACGTTTGGTAATATTGACACCTATTTATGCATATGCTAATATAATAATACCAAATGGGTTGTGAATTTACGGGAGAAAGAGGGACGCTTATGGAAAACATTTATGAAGTTGCGGATTTTTTCTTGAGCAAAGAATCTATGTCGCATAAAAAGCTTCAGAAATTATGTTATTATGCACAAGCGTGGTATCTGGCTAACTATGGAAAACAATTGTTCCCAAACAGATTTGAAGCATGGGTTCACGGTCCTGTTTCGCCAGATTTATACAGTCGTTATCGTGGGTGGGGATGGGAAAATATACCTAGATGCACGCATGATATTAAATTTAATAATGAAGGCATTCGAGTATTTTTGAATCAAGTTTATAGCACATATGGTGATTATGATGCGGATACCTTGGAACGGATGACACATTCGGAGATGCCGTGGCAAAGTGCGAGAGTTGGTTGTGATTCTAGCACATATTCTAGAAACCCAATATCACTAAAAAATATGAGAGATTATTACGGTGAAAGGATAGACAAAAATTGGCAGTAGATATTAAATATGCTATTATTTCGTGTTGCATAGGCATTGTATTTGGTTTTATATTGGGGCGTATTCGACCGAAGAATATGAACTTATATGAATTTCTAAGAAAAATGTATGTCAATTTGGATAATTTTATATTGGTCTTTTCTCTCTTGATTGTTGTAGGGTCAATATATTTTGCAACAATTCATAAATTAGAATTGTTTGCTTCCGTGGCGATTAATGTTTTTGGTAGTGTGGTTTTTTCTTGGTTGCTAACAAAAAAATCATCAAAAGTTGAATTTAAGAATCAAGAAGAGGAATTGGCATTACGTTCATTTCGACATATAAATTATATTGAATCTGCAGCTAATACAGCGTATAAGAAAATTGAACAATACATACAAGACGAAGAAAACTTAGATGCTAATACGAAACTTATGTTGAGTGGCGCGATGGATCAAATAAAGTATATTCAAGGTGGAATAAGTACATGCAAAATGGATTGGCATGATATGCTTTCAGAGGAGGAAAAAGCACATTATAAAAACATTTGTGATGATGGAAGCAAAACGGATGAAGAATATGGTGTAGTTAATGTCGTTATGTCGGCAACCGATTTAAATCAAGAGGATGCATAAGGTACTAATAAAGGAGAGGATCGTTTGACCTCTCTTTTTTCATGCCCTAAATTGGTACAAATCATCTGAAATCCTGCTTTATAATTATGGTATGAGGAAAGGATTAGGTCATGTACAGAGCACAGAGAAATTATGAAAACGTACAACGGATGTTATTTGATGGAGTTGGTCGGTATGACATTCCGGAGTTAGAACATACACAATTTGATAATGCGGAGTTCGTCGGATTCAACTATGCGAAGAGCATGAAGAACTGTGAGGATAAAGCAGTGCATTTCTTTCTGGACGACTACCAGTTCAATAGGGTATGGACTGATCCGGACAAATATATTCCTATGCTGCAGAGGTTTAAGTATGTGTTGACACCGGATTTCAGTCTGTATACGGACTTCCCAAAGCCGTTGCAGATTTACAATCATTACCGAAAGCATTGGCTCGGTGCATACTGGCAGATGCATGGTATTAACGTTATTCCAACAATTTGTTGGAGTGATCGGGATTCGTTCGAGTGGTGCTTTGATGGAGAACCTACACAAAGCGTTGTTGCGGTTTCTTCTGTTGGAACACAGAACAGCGCAGAGAAGAAACGGCGATTCTTAGATGGATATTTTGAGATGGTGGAGCGGCTGGAGCCGGAGCTGATCATATTTTATGGCAGAGTTCCGGAGGAGTGTAAAGAAAAGATTGTGAAGGTAAACTCTTTTGATGGAAAGTGGAGTAAGGAGTGATCAAGTGGGCGGTAGAGGAGCCAATAGTGGCATAAGCAATAGAGGTAATGAATATGGATCACAATTTCACTCAATCATGGATGTGAATGGAAAACCTTTGGTATCAGGAAATATAAAATTTATAGAATCAAATTCAAGAAAATCAGAAAGTCTTTTTGAAACCATGACAAAAGGGAGGGTCTATGCTGTAGTTGGCGGAAATGATTTATTGAAAATAGTTTATTTCGATAAAGAAAACAAACATGTAAAAGAAATAAACTTTGGACATAAGCATGCAGAACTAGATCCGCATGTGCATCATGGGTATTATCACAATGAAAGAGATGGAGAAAAGGGCGCAACAAAACTAAATGTTGAAGAGAAGAAGATGGTAGCAAGAGCAAAGAAAATATGGTATGATTATCTTGGTAGAAGATAGTTTAGGCTGGCAGAACAGGTTGATAGACAAGGCATCGGTTCGATTCCGGTTGACTACCAAGAGGATGTACCATAACGGTATGTCCTTTTTTAGTGCCAGGAAAGGAGATGATCGGTTGGCAGCAAGGAAGAATCCATTGAGTGATAAAGCATATGAACTGTATAAAAGCGGTATGAAGTTGGTCGATATCGCTACTCAATTGAATTGTTCTGATGCTACTATCCGGACATGGAAGAATAGATATAAATGGGATGATAACGCAAGTGAAACGTTTCAAAAGAAAAATGAAACGAAACGCAACGTTTCAAAAAATAAAGATAAGACTACAGGAAAGAAGCTGACACCAAAGCAGGAAGCATTTGCAGCGGAATACATCAAGAATGGTGGAAATGCTACACAGGCGGCAAAGGCGGCGGGGTACTCTGAAAAGGTGGCTGGAATAACAGGACACGAGAATCTAAAGAAACCTAATATTTCAGAGAGAATTGCCGAGCAAATGGAGTGTATCGAGAAAGAACAGCATCGCGACATTATGAGCCTTGCAGACATACAGGAGCGCAGAAGCAAGATAGCAAAGGGAGAGGTAACAGACGATAGGGGATTTGCACCGGACTTCACTAATCAGCTTAAGGCTATGGATGGTTTAGAAAAGGCATTAACCATTGCAAAAAAGCAGAAGATTGAGCGAGAGGAAAAGGAAAAGCGCGAGAAAGCACCACTTTGGACTGTACCGATCACAGACATTACTTCCGACTTTGTGGAGATTTACCGGACAGTACACGAAGCATTTGCCGGTGAGGTAGATGTGCACGAGATTGTGTCTAAGGGTGGGCGTGGTTCTATCAAATCCAACTTCTGGGGAGATTTGGCGTATGAAACCATCCGGCAGGACCCGCAGGCACATATTGTATATACCAGACGATACAAGGTTGATCTGCGTGGATCTGTGTATAACCAGTTTATGAAAACCGTGATCCGGTACAATGATCTGGATAACTGGGATTTTAAGCAATCACCCATGTGTGCAGTGTATAAACCAACCGGACAGATGGTAATGTTCGTGGGGGCGGATAAGCCTATTTCCCTTAAATCGTTTAATGTGCCATTTGGATATGTAAAGATGCTGATCCACGAAGAGTGTGACGAAATGGCAGGTGTGGAGCAGATGGATAATATAGAGGACACCTTCCTGAGATCGGACACCCATGCACTCGATATAAAGATATTCAACCCGCCGAAATCAAAGAACAACTTTATGAACCAGTATGTGGAAGAGTGCCGGAATAAACCACAGACCAGAGTGTGTCACAGCTATTATTACAATGTGCCAGTGAAATGGCTTGGTAAACGATTCTTCGAGCGTGCGGAGTGGTTTAAGGTGCATAAGCCGCTATATTACCGTAACAATTACCTTGGGGAAGTAACAGGGACTGGTGGCGGTATCTTCGACAATGTGGAAGAGCGAACCATCACGGACACAGAGATCGAGAATCTGCCATTTCTCTATTATGGCTTAGACTTCGGTTTCGAGCATCCGCAGACATTTGAGGTTGCGTACTATGATGAGGATGCAGACACGTTGTATTGCGTGGCAGAGGTATTTGCCAAGCGGTGCAAGAATAGTACATTTGCGCGGAAGATTAAGAAGTACTTTGAAGAGGAGATTATCTGTGATTCTGCTCGCCCAGATGCTATCGCAGAGATGCAGGATTGGGGATTTAATGCGATCGGTGCTAAAAAGCGCTGGGGATCTGGCAAAGGTAGAGACTACTGTTGGGAGTGGTTACAACAGACCACAAAGATCGTGGTTGATCCGGAGCGATGCCCGCACCTTGCGCATGAGCTGACAACCTTGGAGCATGAGCAGTTGGCAGACGGTAGCTTTTCAGATGCGTACCCAAAGATTGGTGAGGACTGTGTAATGGCGCTGATCTATGGATTGAACCGTGTGATTATGGAAAGCCGGCGCAACAATGGACTTTACGATGATGAGATAGACGAGGAGGCAGATGATGAAGAATATGAAGAGTAAGCATTATGTTCTTGTGGACAAAGAATCAAGAGAAGTGATTGCGTGTATTTCCGATAATGGCAAAGAGAATATTCTGCGGAAGGATGTCGAATTGAAAGTATACGAAGGCACAGAGCCGGTATTTACCGAGACAGATCGCGGAGTATTGCTGAAAGATAATGCATTTACTATGAAATTGTAGGGTGGTGACGTATGAACATATTCACACGAGTAAAGGAGTTTTTCATGAATTTATTCAAAACAAGTGCAGAGAAAGAATTTAATGTTGATATTATCTCCTCTGATCTGATGGAGATGGCACAGATCGAGTGGCAGAACATCATCAAGGGTAGACCGTATTGGGTGAGCAAGAATGTGCGTACAATCAACTTTGCCAAGTTCTTATGCTATTACACCAGTAAGAAGACCTGCCTGGATATCAATGTGACAATCAGTGGAAGTGACAGGGCAGATTATATCAATCAGTGCATCGGGGCAATGATACAGAAGTCTATCCGGGATAAGGTAGAAGATGCCTGTGGTGCCGGCGGGATTATCTTAAAGCCTAATGGCACATACAATCCGGCCGGAGCAATCGACTATGTAATGCCGGGCAGTTTTGCAGTAACGGAAAAGAACAGCAATGGGGACATCCTTGGAGTTATTTTTATTGATCGGCAGGTTAAAGGTGATGATTACTATACCAGATTGGAGTATCAGCATTTCACTTCTACGATTGGAGAGGATGGGGAGCGCACAGGGCGTACATATACGATTGAGAATAAGGCTTTCAAGTCAAGGGGCAGTGATAGCCTTGGCAGAAGCATCAAGCTGACGGATGTACCAGAGTGGAAAGATATACCGGAATCTATCAGCATTTCCAATGTAGAAAAGCCATTGTTCGGGTATTTCAAGATGCCGTATAACAATACGATTGATTATGCATCCCCTGAGGGTGTGGCAGTATTTGTGAACTGCATCGAGGAATTGCGCAATCTGGATGTGGCATGGAGCCGAAAAGACGATGAGGTGGACGATTCCCAGCATATCACATTTATCGATGAAAATGCGCTGATGAAACGTGATAAGAATACTGGGGATAAGGCAAGGGTTGAACTTCCGAGATTTGTAAAGGGCTTAAAGATGGGAGTTGATGCACAGAACACGGTTGATGAGCATGTGCCGACACTGCTCACAGAGCAGAGAGTGGCGGATATCAACTCTATTCTTTCCATGATCTCCACAAAGGCAGGATTCTCACAGGGGCAGTTTGTTCTTGATCGCAAGACTGGCATTGCCACAGCAACAGAGATTGAGAGTGATGATAGCGAGACAGTAGAAACGATTACAGATATCCGAAATGCACTCAAGACAGCTATCAAAGATCTGGCGTATGCGCTGGATAAATATTGTGATGTATTTTTCAATATGCCGAGCGGATATGTGAATGCGCTTGATGAGGATGTGGCAGACGAAGATGTGTTTTATTTTAAGGATCTGCTGGCATCCTTTGAGCAGGACCGCACCCGAGCCTACCAGCTGATGATGAATGGTGTATACAGTAAACGCAAGTATCTCAAAGAGTATGAGGGATTCAACGATCAGGAAATCGATGAAATGTTTGCCGAGCGCGATGAAGAAAATGCAAATCAGAACAAAGATGGATTATTTGGAGAAGAATAGGAGGAAAAGAAATGATAATCAACATTACACAGGAGCAGAAAGAAGCTATTGAAAGAATGGGGCTTATGGTGGTGCAGGTTAAGTTGTTAATACAAAAAGTACGCGCCGTGCAGAAGATACAACAGAAAGCACAAATGGTGAGAAAGAGTTTGCTGGAAGCAATGGGAAATATGGTTAGAGGGTTTAAAAAACTTTTAAGTCCTATAAGAGAAAAAAAGAGCAACTATACGATTTTGGCATTGGAACCGAGAAAACGATATAGAGCTATAAAGTTTCTTGGATTGTATTATAATGTCTATTTTAGCAGGAAAGGACCGTATCACTGCCGCAATAATTGTTAAAAGGGGTTAGATAATATGCAGTACAACAAATCTGTTGGATGCGTTGATATCCATATAGATACAAAGCGGATAGACAATAATATACGGAATGCGCAGAAGTTGCTGAACATGCAGGTGGTTGCAGATTGTGATGAATACATACCAATGGCACAGGGAGCCTTGCGAGGATCGGCAAATTATCCGGATGGCATATATGGTGGGCAAGTGGCATGGAATACTCCATATGCACATTACCAGTATATGGGGGAATTGTATCTGACAGAAGACGGCCGATCTTTTGCGAACAAAGGCGAGAGAAAATACCCTACAGGAATGCCACTTGTACAACATACTCCGGGAACTACAGATCATTGGTTTGACAGAGCAAAGGAAACGCATGGAAAACAATGGGTGGATTTAGTTAAGAGAGAGGCAGGCAAAGGATAGATGCTTACTCCAGATTATTTTTATGGTAAGTCGGACAAGTTAATAGAGATGTACCAGGAGCTGGAAGATTGGATTTTGCAGGATATTGCCATGCGTTTGATAGAATCCGAGAGCCTATCCGGAACAGCAGACCGCGAACTGTGGAAGCTGCAGCAGATGGGTTTACACAGACAGGAGATTGTAAAACGTATTTCGGAGCTGACAGGCAAGAGTCGGAACGAAGTGCGCCGGTTGCTGCGAGAGAGTGTGCTTACTTCATTTTCGGATGATAAGGGCGTGTTGGAACGTTTGGCAGATGTGCAGCCACCGCTACAAAACAACATGGTGATCGTTGCCATGAATGCCGAACTGATGAAAACATTCGGAGAATTGAGCAATCTTACAAACACGACTATTGACCAATCACAACGGGATCTGCTGAATCTTCTGAACGAAGTAGATTTTCGTGTGGCGAGCGGATTGCAGTCCTATAGTAGTGCAATCTGTGAGGTGTTGGATCGGTATGCGGAGAATGGTATGCGTGTGGATTATCCAACCGGTTCCCGGAGATCGTTGGAAGCCGCAGTTCGCTGTTGCATTGTAACATCCATGAACCAGACCGCCGCACAGGTTACGAATAAGTATATTGTGGAAGCTGGGGCAGAATATGTTCTGGTGTCCGCGCATATGGGCGCGCGACATGACAAGAATAACCCTACAGGCTTGCAGTCTCACGATTGGTGGCAGGGAAAAGTATATAAGATTCGCGGTTCTGATCCGGATGCACCGAATCTTCTGGAAGCTACTGGATATGATATAGATCCACAGACCGGAGAGGGGCATGTGGTTAATCCTCTAGGGTTACATGGGTATAATTGTCGGCACTCACATAAGCCTTGGGATAAGTCTTTACGCAATCCGTATGTGGATGCGAATGGAAACCCGAAAATTGATGTGCATGAGAGCCAGCAGTTATATGATCTGCAACAACAGCAAAGAGCAATGGAGCGTGCTATCCGAAAAACAAAACGGCAGTTGCTTGTGAAAGAACAGGAGCTGAAAGCGTTTCCTGATGATGAGAACATCCGTGGAGATTATGACAAGCTGGCATACAAGCTCCGGATGCAGAATAGAAATTACGGTGTATTCTGTGCAGAAAACGACTTGCAGAAACAAAGCGACCGCGTAAAAGTTGCTGGATTCAAGAAAGAACAAGCGAAGCGAGCAAACGGCAGAGCCACAGCTTTCAAAAACAGAATTGAAAATGGTACAAATAATTAAATGGATTAGTGTATTATAATATTGCAAGCGGATTTATTCCAATTGCTATCTTATAGTTCTCCCAATTACTTTCATTACTCAGGGGAAGCGCCTTGAAATATAGGCGCTTTTTGCGTGTCTAAAATTGGTACAAATCTTTTATAATCCCATGATAAAATTAATATAACAAATGAATAAGCACCGGACGGAACGTAGGAATCCGTTCGCTGACCTACAAAAGTTATAGGATGAACCATGTGGCGCGTCCTATTGTTGGGCGTGCCTTTTTATTTGTGTTTTGCCAGCTATGGATCAAATAGCAACTCATTCGTGCCGGGCTGACCGGATTAACAACTTTTAAGAAAGAGAGGAACTTGTAAATGAATATTATCGACAAACTGAAAGCTCTTGGTGTTGAGATTACACCAGAGATTGAAAAGGCTTTTCCGGGGGAATTTGTATCAGATCTGGAAGTACAGAAGAAAAATGACAAGATTACCACCTTGGAAAATGAAAAAAAAGAGCTTGAAACCAAACAGGAGAATCTTGAAAAGGAACTGCAGACTTTGAAAGATGCTGCTCCGGATGCTGATGCGCTGAATCAGAAGATCGCGGACTTGACTGCAACACTCGAGAATGAGCGTAAGGAGCGCAAGGAAAGGGACGAGATTGCAAGACTTGACAGCCTTGTGACAGATTTCTTTGCCGACAAGCATTTTGTTAATGCTATTACAGCGGATGCAATCAAGAAGCAGCTCGTTGAAACCCTTAATTCGGATGAAGCGAGAGGTAAGAGCGTTTCTGATCTGTTTGATGCAATTGTCAAGGATGAGAAGGGCAATTACAAGCCGGATATCCTCATTGACGATAAAACATTCCAGGCACAGCAGAACCGTAGCCAGATTGTCGGGAACAACATTGGCCAGCCGGACGGAGCAAAACTGTCTATGGCCGAGCTTATGAAACTGAAAAATCAGAACCCGGATATGGACATTACGCCATATCTGAGACGAGGAAAGGAGAAATAATAAATGGCATTATTTGACATAGTAAATTTTAATGGCGAAGTATTCGACGCTGTATTGCGTGAGACACCGAACCTTCGCATGAATGAATTGCTCCACTGTGGCGCAATTGTGGAGCATAGCGAGTATGTCTCTATGCTGCCGGATCAGAAAGGTGGCAACTTTATCACCACACTTATCAAAGCACGTTTGTCTGGAAAGGGCGTAAATTACGACGGCAAGACAGACATTACAGCAGACGAGCGTGGAAATTATGCTATGGGACGTATCGTTGTTGGACGTGCTCAGGCATGGGTGGAGAAGGACTTTACATCTGATATCTCCGGAGATGACTATTCTGCAGCAGCAGGAGAAGTCGCAGAGTTCTGGGATGATGTGGATCAGGATACACTTCTTAGCACCCTCAAAGGCGTGTTCTCTATGAGTACCGGAGAAGGTAAGAACTTCGTAACAAAGCACACCTATGATATTTCTGCAAAAGAAGATGGTACTTTTGGTGCTACAACATTAAACACTGGTATGCAGGTGGCACTTGGTGACAAGAAAGCAAACTTTGCACTTACTGTTATGCATTCCCACATAGCTACTGGTCTGGAGAATCTTAATCTCTTGGAGTACATGAAGTATACGGACAGCAACGGAATCGAAAGAAACCTTCCGCTGGCAACCTTAAATGGCAGAATCGTGCTTGTTGACGATACCATGCCAACAAGACAGGTTGATGCTGTGTACACGAAGACCACAGACCAGACAGTACAGGCAGGTAAGACTTACTATGAGCAGTCTACGAAAGAGTACAAGCCTGTTGGTTCTCCAAGTGACAATCCTGCGACAACTGGATACTACGAGAAAACAGCTGATGCATACACGGAGTATACAACTTACGTTCTTGGAAATGGTGCAATCGAGTATACAAACTGCGGCGTGAAGGTTCCGTCCGAGATGAACCGCAATCCTGCAAAGAACGGCGGCGAGACAACTCTGTACACAAGACAGAGAAAAGTATTCTGCCCATACGGTATTTCTTGGAAAACTCCAACCATTGTATCTCCAACAGCAGAGCAGCTTGAAGATGGATCCAATTGGGAGATCGCACAGAACAATGAATCTGGCAGTGCAAAGTATTACCCAATCAAGGCAATCAATATCATGCGAATCATTACCAGAGGATAGCAGAAAGGGGATTTCTGATGGGATATACCACATATGACTTCTACAAAGAAAAATATTATGGGGATTCTATCGAGGAATCCCTTTTCCCCAAGTGGGAAGACCGAGCATCAATGAAGCTGGATCAGTTGACCTATGGAAATATCAATGATGATACCCGAGCAGAGTTTGATGAGCGTATCCAGAAAGCCACCTGTGCACTGGCAGATCTGCTCTATAAGATCGACTTCAAAACCAATCATGCGAATGATCCACAAGAGGGCAACGTAAAGTCAATGTCTTCGGGCGGTCAGTCAATCAGCTTTGGGACAAATGAAACTTTGGTGGATAAGGTGCTGAATGACAAGGTGGCACAGAACCGGTTGTGTTACGACACGGTATGCGAATACTTGCCCGGCACCGGATTACTTTATGCGGGGGTGATGTGATGTTTTTAAAGAGATTATTTTGCAAGCACAGAATGATGCCGTATATGTACATGGATGTTCGCACCCACGGCAACCATTATGTCCGGAAACACATCTGGAAGTGCACAAAATGCGGTAAGGAGTGTGGACGCTGATGGGACTTGGATTGTTTTACAACGACACTGTGACGCTGTTTAACTACTTCTGTGATCCAGATACCGAGGAAGAGAAGTATTATCCGACTTTGTTGGAACGCGTGAACCTTGTGGAAACCAAGGGCGCAAATGTAACCAAAAGCGGCATGGATAGCGCGGATGCAGTAAAGCTTTTTGTTGACCTGGGGAAGATACCTAAGCCATACATGGAGCCAAAAGCGTGGGATGCTCTTCCGGACGATGAAAAGCCAAACTATATCACGTTCCACCCGACAGATGATTTTTTCATCAAAGGCGATCATACCGACTTGGAGATTCCAGAATCAGAAGCCTATGGATGGGCACATGACAATCTGAATTCTGTATACAAAGTAACGACGGTAGACCGGTATGGGGACATCATGCCACATTTTGAGGTTGGAGGTGTGTAATTGGAAGAGGTAGAGAAACTTACTATAAAAGACGCGGAAAGCGCACAAAATGCAGTGCTGGACCTGATTTTGAAGTATCCGGATTTTCCGAAGAACTTTAAAGCCAGCAACAGAAATGTGAAGTGGAACGGCATTAATGCGGATACTTCCATCGGGATTTTCCCATTATCTGGTGCGAGATACATAAAGAAATATGTGAGTGGCAGCTATACAGCACAGATGCCATTCCAAATTGTATACCGCAGTTCTCCGACAAACAACAAATCATCCATAGATGCACAGATGGTTCTGGAGAATTTGAGCAAATGGCTGGAAGATACCGGCATTGAATTTGCTGATCCACACATGACATTACAGGAAATCGCACGTACATCTGTAGTCCTGCCAATTATGCAGGATGAAAAACAGATGGGTTACGGCGTAAATATGCAACTTATATATTTTTACAAAAAATAACAGGAGGAAATACACATGGCATTAGATCGTACCAACATGGTGTCCTTATTGGACATCGGAGCACTTACTGGCTCTACAGAGAAACTTGCCGAGATGGGCGATGGCTATACGGAACTGACAGAGGACTGGGGACCAAACACCGAATCTAAGCAGTACGTAAACATGAAGAATGCGTCCAATACAGTAAAGGGATATGCGTTTTCTATGACACCATCCCGCGAATATCTGTCTGATGATATGCAGACCGCAATTGACACGATGTTCAAGACATTCCCGACGGGGGATAAATGTAATACACATTATTACAGATTTTACAAGACTGACATTAAATCCGGCACAGGTGATTGCATTCGCCTTCCGGTTACAGTTTGCCCATCAAGTACCGGTGGATCAGGTGGAGATACCCTTACATCATCTATTCAGATTAATGGTAATGGAGAAGTGGAACAGGGAACAATCACAATCGGTGCTGGAGGCACATTTACCTGGAAGAAAAAGGAAGATGCTGCGAGTGCAGGATCAAAGGAATAGGTGTTAATCAAAACAATTAGCATATTCGGGACGCGTACCTCTCTTTCGCGCCCCGGATTAAGAGAGGATGGTAATGATGGCAGATATTAGAACAATTACTTTTGATGATGGAATTAAGACGATCGAGGTCAATAACCTCGAAGGAGAATTGATCACAGTGCTTCGTATCAATACCGCGGATGCTGCTACGGCAACGCGTTTTGTTGAGCTCGTGCACAATCTTGAAGAGGTGGTAAACCTCGGTGAGGATGATGTTAATTCTTATAGAGAAAAATACAAGGAATATGAGGGAGAGGAGTTTGACAAGCTTCCCGATAATGTGCGAATGGATATCATCGTAGATGCCTCCAAGATGCGTATCGGCATCATAGAGGGAATGATCCGCGAGATTGATACTCTGTTTGGCAAAGACACGATCCGTAACGTGTTCCGTCAGAGCTATGAGATGCACGAGGACTTTGTTCCGGATGAAGATGCCCTTATTGATTTTGTGAATGCGGTAATGCCGGTGATGAGTGATCTCTTCCAGACAAGAAATGAAGCAATCCGCAAGAAGTATTCTCCAAATCGTGCGGCACGCAGGCATAATCGCAATAAGCATAACAAGAATAAGAATCAGCTGATCCAGGAGTACAAGGATGTAAAGAATGAATAATGTACTGATCGATGAGCTGCCGGAAGAGTGGCACGGATACAAAGTGAATACGGACTTTACAATTGGCATCCAGATGCTGCAGGCGAAATATGATCGTGGACTGACGGATTATGAGAAAAGCGATATGTTCGTGTGGCTCATGTTTGCCGAGGGGGATGAGAATGGGGAAGAGTATCTTCGGGATCATCCGCAGGGGCAGGAGCTTGGTGAATGTGTAGAATGGTTTCTTTCTGGATGGTTCCACGATAATCCGAATCCGGATGGAGATAAAACACGCGTGGTTGACTATGATGTTGACCAATGGCGCATTTATGCTGATTTCCGGCAAATCTACGGAATTGATTTGGCTGCTGTGGATTATATGCACTGGTGGATGTTCTGCGGTCTGCTTTGGAATATGCCGTACAAGCTATCAAGCTTTTTACAGGTGGTATCGAAACGACAGGAGAAGCCGGACAACAATACATCGGCTGAATATCGCAAGGCATTGCGCAAAGCACAGCAGATCTATGCACTGGATCAGCCAGAAGAGAAGAAAGAGTACACAGAGGAAGAGAAAACCGCCATTGATGATTATGACCGCATGATGGCTGAAATACGCGGCAGGAAGTAGGTGAGCAGATATGCCAAAAGCTGATGGAAGTATTTTGATTGACACCAAAATAGATACCAAGGATGTCTCTAGCCAGATGCTACGCCTTGAAAACCGATTATCAAAGTTTGCAAAAAAAGCATCTGTATTAACCGATGAAATGCGTAAAATGGAATCTTCTAAGATGCCGACAGATGAATTTGCAGAAGTGCAAAAATTTATAAATGATACAACGAAAAAAATGGATGGTCTTAATGAGCGGATGGAGAAATTCATAGCTATTGGTGGAAAAACAGATAGTCGCGCATTTAAATCTATGCAATATGATTTAGATCAGCTCACAAAATCACTAGAGTATGCAAGAGGTGAAGCACAGGATTATTTGGATTCCGGAACTGCTTATAAAAGTGTTGATGATATAAAAACATCTCCAGAGTATCAGAAAAAAGCAGAACAGCTTTCTGAAATTAATGCACAGATGGACATTACATCTCAGAAAATTGAAGAGTTATCTGCAAAAGAGGAAGCTGCGGCATCAAGTACCGATCGCTTAGCTACGAAAGGTGAAGCGACGGCAAGTAGTGCCGAAAATATAGCAAAAGAGGAAGCACGTGCTGGTAATGAAGCTCAAAAAAGTGAAAAAAAGACTCGAGGTTGGTTAGATTCTTTTAAATCTAAGGCAAAATCTACCGGCGAGAAGGTATCTGGACTGGCATCTCGTTTGAAATCCGCAGGAAGTGCCTTCAAGAAATTTATCACACACGGCAAGAAAGGCAGCGGAATGCTTGGGACATTTGCTTCCAGATTAAATGGAATTGCCCTTTCGATGTTTGTCTTTAATTGGATTTCCAAGGGATGGAATGCTATGATATCCGCCATTAAAGACGGAGCGCAGAATATGGCGAAGTATTCCGGTGATGTCAATGCAAAGATGTCGCAGCTCACAAGTGCAATAGCCACACTTAAAAATGCATTCGGTTCTTTAGCCGCCCCGATTATCACGGCCGTAGGTCCTGCACTTACATCTTTGGTTAATATGCTTACATCCGCAATCAACAAGGTTAACCAGTTTATATCTGCCCTAACTGGAAAGAGTACATGGATAAAAGCGAAAAAGCAGACAAAGGATTATGCTTCGGGGTTGGACAAAGCAACCAAATCTGCAAGTAAGTTGAAAGGTCAGTTACAGTCGTTTAACGAGTTGAATGTTATCTCTTCCAATTCTGATTCGGGAGGTGGTTCAGGAGGCGGAGGAACAAACGTAGGGGATATGTTTTCTACAGAAAATATTGATCCTAAGATTGAAAGCCTTGCAAAGAAGATCAAGGACATTTTGAAGACAGATGATTGGTCGGAAATAGGAGAAATGCTTGGCAAAAAACTGACAGAAGCCTTAGAGGGGATTCCGTGGGATGGCATTAAGAAACAGACAAAACATATCGCAAGTGGAATTGCTACATTTTTAAATGGCTTTCTGGATGGTACGAACTGGGAACTTGTTGGAAGCACGATTGCGGAGGGATTAAATACTGCAATTGTCTTCGCACAGACATTTGTACATACATTTGATTTTAAAAAGCTTGGAAAATCAATAGGAGAATCGCTGACAGGAATTTTCACAACATTTGATTGGAAAGGACTTGGCGATACACTTGGAACTTTTACATCAGGACTGTTCGAGATCTTAAGTGAGCTTTTTTACAATACAGATTGGAAGTCTTTAGGCAAAGGCATCATTGATGGCATAGGAGCATTTTTTAAGGCAATCAAATGGAAGAGCATAGGAAAATCCATAAGCGGTGCGCTTCATGCCTTATTTACATTCCTTACAGGAGCAATAAAGGAAATTAATTGGAAAGAGACCCTTAAGTATATTGGAACATCTATTGCTGATTTTTTCAAAGGATTTGATTGGAAAGGATTAGCCAGTGATATAGGAGAGTTCCTTGGAACTGCGCTGAAGTCTGCACTTGATCTGGCAAAAGCGATTGGAGAACTTATAGGAAATGCTTTTAGTAATGCAAAACAATATTTCCAGGATAAAATCGACGAATGCGGTGGTGGTGTTGTAAAAGGAATATTTACAGGAATCACAGATGCTCTCGCAAATGTTGGAACATGGATTAAAACTAATATTTTTGATCCGTTCATAAAAGCCTTTAAAAAGGCATTTGGTATTCATTCTCCATCAAAAGAAATGAAGCCTATGGGTAAGTATATCCTAGAAGGTGTATGGAATGGAATAACCTCCAAAATGAAATCATTAAAGTTCAAAGATTTAATGAAGAGTATGTGGGAGGGAATGAAAAAAGGATGGGGGAAAGTCAAAGATACATATGTTGAATTTAAGACAAAGATTAAGGACAAAGCCTCTGATCTGTGGAGCGGATTGAAGAAAAAATGGGATGGCGTGAAAGATAAAACCGCTGAATTTAAGTCAAAAATTGCCACAAAGGCATCTGATCTATGGAGTGGTTTAAAGAAAAACTGGAATGGTGTGAAAGATAAAGTCGCAGATTTTAAAACCAAGATCGCATCTGATGCTGGAGACTTATGGAGTAAATTCCATAAAAAGTGGAAAGGTGTAAAAGACAAAATTGCGGATTTTAAAGCAAAGATCGCTGATTCATCGACACCATCTAAATTATGGGATTCGTTTAGTAAGACTTGGGCGAACAGAAAAAAGGTTGTTAGTATTGGAATCGGATTTGTGAAAAATTCGTTGAGCAATCTGTGGTCTTCGGTTACATCGTTCTTCGGTGGAAAATCCGTAAATGTAGGTACGAAAGCCACGAAGAAAGCCACTGGCGGAGTTTATACTGGTGGAATGTGGCACAACATTACCCAGTATGCAGTCGGCACAGAGAATGCACCGGCAGGGCAGCTTTTTATTGCGAGAGAAGCAGGACCGGAGCTTGTAGGCACACTTGGTGGACATACAGCGGTAATGAACAATAACCAGATTGTAGCATCCGTATCGGATGGTGTATACCGGGCGGTAAGATCTGCAATTGGTACAAAAGGCAACAATGTTAATGTTACATTTAAAGTAGAGGGAGATCCGAATGGAATCTTCCGTGTGACACAGCAGAAAGCAAACGAATACTTCCGGGCAACCGGCAATCCAGCATTTGAATTTTAAGGAGGTGGAGTTATGGGATACGGCGGTTATCTTGTGAAAATCGGCACATGGACAGTGCCATTTGAATACATATCAGCTGAATCATTCCAAGCTCCACTGCTTGGACAGGACAAAGATTCTTACAATGATGATAATGGAGAGTTGCATAGAACCGCTTTGGCAAATCAGGTCGAGAAGGTTGAGTGGCAGCTTCCATCAATGGATGAGGAAAAGCTACGGAATTTCTATGATCATGTAGAAAAGCAGTATGTGAACAAACGGGAGAAGAAATGCATGTGCACAGCTTATGTATCTGAATTGGGAGAGTATGTCTCTATGTATTGTTATGTTCCGGATATTACACCTGTGGTAGTGTATGCTGACGATAAAACAGTTAAATATGCAGCGCATAGATTTGCTCTGATTGGATACGGAGGAAAAGTCAGATGATCGCAGGAAAAAATAAGGAACTCTATTATACGGAGTCGATAGATAAGCAACTTAATATAGAAGTGATTGGTACAAAGCATGTGATCGATAATACCACGCGAGAGCAGGATACGTTCACGCTTACCGAAACGCTGAATGATGGCACAGAACTGAAATTTGGCTCCTGTATGCCGAATCAGATTTCTTTTACCGGAAGGGAAGTGCCAATTGCCACAAAGGGAATGAAGTTGCGTCCAGTGGAAATTCTGGAAGGAAATGAAGATGATCCGTTTGTATATGGTACATACACAGTGCAGTCAGACACGCCAACAGCAGACCGTACCAAGAGACAGATCGTTGCCTATGATGCCATGTATGACATTATTAATTCTAATGTAAAGAGCTGGTATGATGGTTTGTCTTTTCCGATGACCCTGAAAGCATTTCGCGACAGTTTTTTTGCACACCTCGGCATTGAACAGAAAGAGACAAACCTTGTCAACGATTCCATGATAGTAAACAAAACACTGGTAACTACACAGTCCGAGGATTCCAGCGTGACCGCAGAAGCTACGATAAGTGGCAAGACAATCATCGAAGCGATTTGTGAGATCAACGGAGCATTTGGAAACATTGGGAGAGATGGGAAATTTGAGTATGTGATTTTAAAGGCGATTACATCTGCACTGTATCCGGCAGAAGATCTGTACCCACGGGAAGATCTCTTTCCATCGGATGCAAACACCGAAAGTATGACTGGGCATTATATCACATTTGACTATGAAGCGTTCCAAAGCCAAGCAATAACACAGTTGGAGATCCGGGCAGATGATTCTACTGCTGGGGCTATTGTGGGAACATCTGGAAACAATTATGTTATTTCCGGCAACTTCCTTATAAGCGACAAGACTGGGGCTGAAATGAAGCAGATTGCGAATAATCTGCTGCCGGTAATTGCACAGGCAGAATACACACCGATTAAAAGTTGTACATGCGTTGGTAATCCGTGCCTAGAGTTGGGAGATCCGATTCGTTTCAACACTTCCAGGGAGATTGTAGAAACATACATCTTACAGCGAACTCTTACCGGTGTACAGTCGAAGAGAGATTCTATAGTTTCCCAGGGTGTAGAAAATCATAGTAAAAATACTAATTCTATGCGAGAAACTTTGGCAAATGTACAGCGCCGTACAAGTACATTGGAGCGGAATGCGGATCATCTTTTGGCACAGTTTAATGATTTAGATGAAAACACATCTTCACAGCTTGAAATGACAGCGAGCCAGATTCAAGCAGAAGTTATGGCACGTTTAAATTCGGAAGCAGAGATGTCTACCAGAATATCACAATCGGCGCATAGCATCGGACTGACAGCGTCCGGTGGCGATCAAAGTGTAGGGCTTACAATCCGATTATACGATGAAAATGGAAATGTGATAGATACATCGTCGGATAATGCAAATATAACTGTTACAGGTTTTGTGTCTTTTTGGGATTTAGCTAATGCCGGAAGCACGACAATTAATGGTGCAAATATTACAACTGGTGAAATTAGTTGCGATCGGCTAAAGGGTGGAACCATAAACGGACAAAGGTTTTTCCAGACGGGAAAATATGGTGATCTTGTTATAGACAATGGAATAATTTTTGTACCAGATACAGGAGGTATCTTAATCGGACAAGACGAGGTCGCAACACGGGATTGGGTATATGATAGTGCAGTTGCCAATGCAGCAAGAACGGCACAAGAGGCAGAGCATGCAGCTAAGGCAGGAGAAGCAAGCCATTCTACTGTTGCCACAAATGCAGAATATCTTAGAGGATCAAGTGCATATGTGACAATGAGTGGAAATGACAATTTTATTCCTAGTAGTAATTCAGTATGGTGCGGAACTACACCTAATCCATTTGCGGGAGGATATTCTAAAGGTGGATGGAAAACTACGTCAGACCGCAGGAAGAAAAAGGATTTCTCTGAGTTGCTGAACGATGCACGATATGAAAATTTTTTCAAGCAGCTAAGGCCTATGGAATATCGATTTGTTGATGATTCAAATGGAATACACATAGGCTTTGTCGCACAGGATGTTGAAGAAGCTTTAATAGCATCGGGAATCGGAAACGATGAGCTCTTTGCGTTGGAACATTCCTATTTCACAAGATATGACTTTGGTTCGGATGAAGAATGGAACAACTTTTTAATTAGCAACAATGGAGCATCGGATATTTACGTCCTTTGCTATCAGGAGTTTATAGCTCTTAATACGGCAATGATTCAAAAGCAAATGATTGATATGGAATTTATAAAATGTGATAATTTCGTTTTGCATGGCGAGATAACAATATTGAATCAAAGAGTACAAGAATTGGAGGAAAAATTATGTTAACAGTACAGAAAACAATTAATGTGAGTGGAGTATCATCAGTAGATGTAGAAGGAAAGGCAACTCCATTTGTTTATTTTAACGCACAGATCCAGGCAGATGGAAAGCGCAGTGTAAATTACGCAATTCAAAATGAGGAACTTTACAAGAACAATAAAGAGACTTTCAAAGCTGATCGAGCAGACTTTGAGGATGCAGTAGAAACACTTTCCGTATAGGGGGCAGAATATGCAGAAAATATATGCGCGTGAATACTGGGAGAACTATCCGAGCGAGAAGACAGCGGTAAACAGAACACGGTTGAACAATATCGAATCCGGTATTGATGCACTGGATGATCGTGTGGTTGCTATGGATGCATCCAAAGTCGATCTAACAAAAGCCAATGAACTTGTGAAAGAAATACTGTGGGATGAATCTCAAGGAACATTGACGGTCGTTAAGATGAATGGTTCAAAAGCGGTAATTGATACCAAGCTGGAAAAGCTGGCGGTGAACTTTGCTTATGATCCACAGACGCAGCAGTTAATCATTGCACTTGACGATGGTACAAAACAGTATGTTGATTTGAGCGCGCTGATTACACAATACGAATTTACAGATAGCGATACCATCGCTTTTGATATTGGCAGTGACGGTAAGGTGCCCGCAATCGTAAAAGAGGGAAGTATTGAAGAAAAGCATTTAAGACCGGATTACCTTGCGGACATTAGGGTGGAATCTGCAAAGGCAGAAAAGGCGGCAAAGGCTTCGAGTGATAGTAGTGACAATTCTGCATCGAGTGCTGACTTGGCACAGGGGTATGCAGCAAAAGCGAAAACATATGCCGATACAGCCAGAGGTGTATCAAATGTTAAAATTGCAACCACCGATATGGTGGGACTAGTGCGCCCTGATGGCGATAGTTTGGTTATTGATGCAGATGGAACAATTCACAGTTCCACACAGCTGACCAATAGTAATGCTATAGGTGAAAAAGGTACATATGCATTAGATGCGACAGAAAAGAACCCATTAATAAAAGGCAGCTTGGCATCAGACATTAAATCGATTCAGGATGCAAATAAGGATTTGGAAAATGTAGTTGTATATGAAGAGGTTGAAGGTGATGATGATAAGCTCCTGGATAGTCTTATGGAGCAGTTGTTGGTTCAGAACATTACTATAACATCAGATTCGAACCAGACTTTAAAATTCATGTATGGTGATAATCTGATCGGAAGTATTGTGTTGCAAGGCTTAGTCCTTAATACAATTCCGTGTACGAAGTTATCTTTAAATAAAAATGATGAAAAAATAAGCGCATTCAGTTTAAATAATTTGATATTGGTGCCAAGTGTTGAACCTGTTGATTGTACAGAACCTGTAAAATGGTACAGTAGCAACGAAAGAATAGCTATTGTTTCAAATGGTGTTGTGGAGAGAATAACAAAAAAAACAGCTGATTGTATCATATATGCAAAGTGTGGTAATCATACAGTGCAATGTAATGTTCGTTATATTCTTCCGAGTTTTTCTTTTCGGATTGGTATTAGAACAGACAAAGCTGGTGTGCTGGTAGATGATTCTCAAAAAATGAGAATTACATCAAATGAGGCACTAGAGCTACCTAAGGGAACAAAGATAGCATTTTCTAATGCTGCAAAATATAATTGGACATTGATTTATTATGATCTTTCAGGAAATTATTTAAAAGATATAACAGCAGAAAACAATAAATGGCATACAGAATCAAGCGTTATATTAGAGGATGATTATATGATTGCCATAACGATGAAGGAACAGAATTATGCGGTATTTACAGATGAGACAATTTTAATTGCTCAAAAATCAGTTACATTGATTGCACCATAAGGGGGAATATAAAATGAGCATTGCTTTAAAGACAAGGGATGGAAGATATATTACACAACCCATATCTCATCCCGCTACAGACGAACAGGTGACCAATGCCATAAAGAACTATTTTGATGAGAATGGTGTGTCAGCATATTATGATGTTACAGACTTACGGACACAAGTATACGGTGAATGCGCAGGTGCTTTGCCAGATTTGATTTGGACAATTGGACAAATCGATGCTAAGAATGGCGAATTGATCGGTGATGATAAATCAATGCGTATACGGTGTCAAAAAATTTCTACGAATGTAAATACCATAATCACTTTTAAAAATACTTCAAAGTATTATCATAGAGTATTCGTGTATGATTTGCAGGGAACTTATTTACCAGATGAATCGGACCCAGATGGATGGATGACAGCATCAACATTCACTATTGCAGGGGATAGAATATTTTGTATATTAGTCAGAGAGCAAAATTATACCGTATGGGATGACGATAAAATTGCGGTGTTTTCGTCATGTGCGAAAGCAGATCCCAATCCAATTATTGGATTATTAAAGTCAGTATCTAATTTGGAAAATTATATAAATGATATTCCACGATTGGAAAAGGAAATTCGCTCTAACAAAAATTCAATATCAGGGTTGATATCTACTGTTGGCAGTATGGAAATTAACACAAATATTTTATTCAATTATGACACAGAATTTTTTGGACAGTTTGAAAATGGAGAGATATCTTGGGAAAATGGAGAGGATATAAACGATGGAAGTCTGATCTTTACAAGAAGTGTGGAGTACAAAAAGGTGCAAAAGGATGGAATGGTATTTGTTGCCAATATTCCATCTACGGCATTACATAGTTATTATTCATATACATATGACGATGAGACAGGAAAATATACTTGGTTGAAAGCAAGTAGCTGGTATACGGCTGATGCTGCGTTTAAACCGGAGAAAGGCATTTACTACAGATGCCTTGTATACGAACCGGAAAACATATCTTCAAATGATGTAAGTATAGCTTTATGTGATAATCAGATTACGAATTTGCTGGATCAGATTGCTGCAAAATATGGAAATGAAGCGGATGCAAATTTGTTGGATGTGCAGCTTTCTACAGAGGAAAATACAGAACTGAAAACAACTATTGCATCTATAAAAAATGCAAGTGATTCAAATACAGCACTTATTGCATTTCAGACTGATTTGCATATTACATGTGGAAAAGACGAGGACTATTTGCAACAGAGCAGTTCTAAAATCCAGAAATATTTGAGCAGATATAATTCTGTGAGTAAAGAATGTAAGGTTGATATGCTTGTTTTTGGAGGGGATTATCTGGATAATAGCAAAGATACGGATAAAGAGACGGCTACAGCTTCATTGAAGTATCTGGGAGCACTGATGAAAAGAACAAGAGCGGATGCGCCAAGGTTTGTCATAAAAGGAAATCACGATGATAACACGATGCATCTTGATGTGAAAAATGGAATGGTAAACGATGAGGAGCGATTTGCAATCTTATCAGATATTGATCAGGATAAAACTCAAAGGGACGCAGATAATATTCAGAAAACATATGGATATTATGATATACCGAATAAAAAGATCCGTGTATTTATGTTGAATACGATAGATATTCCGCAAGTTTTAGATGAAGATAATAATAGTATAAACTATGCAGGGCAACACATTACAGGATTCAGCCAGTCACAATTACAATTTGTTGCGGATCATTTGAAGTTTCAGGAAGCTGGTTGGCAAGTGATTTTATTTTCACATCACCCAATCAGCAATGATCTGTTTGAATATGAATTTGCGAATAATCAGAGAGCCGGAGTAACTCCGGAACATGGTGGAGATTCGATGGTAGAAATTTTAAATGCTTTCAAGGAAGGTACCGCAGGCAACTGTGAATGTACTACCAAAGATTTTGAGAGTAGTGTTAGTTATGATTTTACTAACAACAAGAGTAATATCATCATCGCAAATGTACATGGACATATCCATTCATCAGGTGTTAACAAATTCGGAAATGATATATATGCGGTTAGTACGCGTGCCATATTTGGGCATCCGTCGTATGTAAACTGGATTAATGATTGTGCAATCTATCTGGTAATCAATCGAAAAGAAAGAAAACTGTATTGCATATCTGATGGATATGGAGAAGACAGTGAATTGGAATATTAAGTAGCAAGCTTAAGGGACATCTTCGGGTGTCCCTTATTTGGTACAAATAGTCAAAGAATAGGGAGTATACTTTAATCATAAATATTAAGGAGTGCACCGAATGATCAAATTCATATCAGACAACTGGCAGTTAATAACTGCTTTTGCAGGCGCAATTTTATTCCTGTATAGACAGGTAATTGCTACTCGCAAGGGGGTCAGGGCGTTGCTCCGTGCCGACCTCATACGCCTGTACAATAAATACCATGATGATCTAGGATATTGTCCGGTGTATGTTAAGCAGTCCTTAGAGGATGAGTACCAGCAGTATCATGCGCTTCATGGTAACGGAGTAGGAACGCAACTATATAACGCATTGATGGCTCTGTCAACAGAGCCACAGGAAGGAGACTAATATGCCAAAAAATTGTGTATTCAAAGTATCAGTAAACACGCAGAAATGGGCAAAGGCCGCAGCAGTCAGAGCAGTGAAGACTATGGCGCAGACAGCTATTGCTGTTATCGGAACAAGTGCAGTCGTGTCTGCAGTAGACTGGAAGATGGTAGTATCTGCATCGATCGTTGCAGGCTTGGTATCGCTGCTCACCAGTGTAGCCGGCATCCCGGAAGTTAAGGAGGAATAGCATGGCAGTTACAAAAGCAATCAAAGCAATTGTAAAGCAGTTGTTTGCGAACCCGAAAAACTATGGAGATAAGAGAAGTTTAAAATCCATCAAGTACATCGTTATCCATTACACCGCCAATGATGGCGATACAGATGAAGCGAATGCGAAATACTTCCATAAAAATGTGGTCAAAGCCAGCGCGCATTATTTCGTCGATGATGATTCCTACACGAAGTCAGTGCCGCTTAAAAATGTCGCATGGTCCGTTGGCGGGAAAAAATATCCGAACTGTGGGAAGACAGGCGGTGGCAAGAAGTATGGACTTTGCACCAATGCCAACTCGATCAACATCGAATTGTGTGATACTGTAAGAGACGGAAAAGCTGGAGCGTCAGCAGCGACGATTCAGAATGCTGTTACACTTACAAAAAAGCTGATGAAGAAATATAATATCGACAAGGCACACGTAATCCGGCACTTTGATGTAACAGGAAAGCCATGCCCGGCATACTGGGTGGATGATAAGAAGTGGAAGAAAGAGTTCTTGGACAAGCTATAGTTAGATGACACGAAAGATGACACGAAATTTAAGAATGCCTTATTTTAGGCATAAAAAAAGAGCTGATGACGGGAATTGAACCCG